GTGGAACTTATACAGAATACATTACTGCCGAACAAAGCCACACTACTTTTAGATTTAGAGCTAACTCATCTTTTGTAGGTACAATAGACAACGTATCAGTAACAGATGTATCATCAGATTTTGACTTTGATAGAGCAAGTAGTGCTACAAGAATAAACTCTGATGGTTTAGTACAAGATATGCAGAGTATTACTGACCCTGAATTAGTACTTAATGGTGATTTTGAGGAGTTGGGTGATGAATTAACCCCCGCATCTGATTTTAGTACATCAGATTTTGAAGCTGGAAGTTCTGTTAGTGAAAGCAATGGAACTTTAACTTTTAATAATTCTACATCATCAGGAACACAAGTTCAGCTAAAAAATAGAGATATATCAAATGACAAGACCTACAAAATAACATTTACTCTTTCTAATTTTACATCAGGAACTTTTAGAATGAGTGTGGGAAATCAGCTAACTGATACTATAAATTACAATGATGTAGGTGCAGAAGGAACCCATACGTTTTATGTAAAAAAAATAAATGGTCTTAATAGAAATTATTTTTATACATCAGGTACAAGCGTTGTAGTTTCTAATATATCAGTAAAAGAAATGGACCCTAACGATAGGTGGCTTTTAGGTACAGGTTGGAGTATAGAAGATGGTAAGTTAGTTGCAGTAGCACCTAGTTCATCAGATGTAGCATCACAAGCATTTGACTTTGAAGATGGTGGTACTTATAAATTTACTTTTGAAATATCTGATTATAGTAGTGGTGATGTTTATATATCAAAACCATACGATGGTAGTGCAGATAAAGTAGGTGCTAATGGTACACATACATTTTACTATGTGGCTGGTTCAGATAATGCAATAGAGTTTAAATCTGATAGTAGTTTCAGAGGCTCAATAGACAATGTATCAGTAAAAGACATTACATTTAGTACAGATGTAGATTTAGCTAGAATAAACTATGATAGTAATGGAGAGAATGGTCATATATTGTTAGAGCCTACTACTACTAATCTATTACCTTATAGTGAGGATTTTACAACTTGGACTATTAATGCAGCTACAACAGTTTATCCTAATACTACTGAAACATTAAGCCCAAGTGGAGAATATAACGCTTCTAAGATAACAAGTGATGGTTCTAATGGATTGTATAAAATAGTAGCTTTTGGTGGTGGAGATAATACTAAAAGTATATTTTTAAAAGGTATAGTAGGTGGAGAGCAAGTAAAATTAAAAGACCCTTCACAAACCATCACAACTGAAACATTGACTCTGACTACAGATTGGGTAAGATATGATTTATCTGAAAACCAAACATTAAATATTGGCATATGGATTGATGATATACCATCTAATGGAATATATATGTGGGGCGCACAACTAGAAGCCTTGTCCTACGCTACATCGTACATACCTTCACTGACGGGTAGTACAGTTACAAGAGCAACAGAAACACTAACAGGTAGTGGTAATAGTACATTAATAAACTCAACAGAGGGTGTGTTATATGCAGAGATAGCTGCTTTGGCTAATGATGGAACTTTTAGAGAAATAAGTTTGAACGATGGTTCAAGTAATAATGTAGTAGAAATAAGATATAATAGCACAGCAAATCAATTTCAATTTATTGTAAGAAATGGTGGAGCTGCTGTTGTTTCTCCATCAATTACGCTTACAAATGCTTTAGAATTTATTAAAGTAGCTTTCAGCTATAAAACTGATGACTACAAAATTTACGTAAATGGGGTTGAAGTAGCGACTGATACAAGTGGCACTATGCCTAGTGGACTTAATAATCTATCTTTTGATTGGGGTGGAAGTAACCCTTTCTACGGTAAATGCAAAGCACTAGCAGTATTTAATGAGGCTTTAAGTGATACAGAACTTACAAATTTAACAAGCTAATGAATAAGATAGGTAAATACGAGTTTGATGATAGCGTACAAGCAGATAGCAAAATAAACGCTTTAGGTACAACAACAACAGAATTAGGTGATGTAGTACCATCGCACAATCACGTTATCGTAAGACTAGGCTATATCGTTTTAGAGCAAGGCGAGTATAACGAAAGTGGTGAGCAAACTAAAGCACCTATACTATCTGATAAATACCACGTAGATGTGTTATGGAAAGGCTTAGAGCCTAAAGATGCAGAAGCAGAGGTACTAGAATACGACCACCCTAGAGGCTGGAAAACATACTCTGTAAACATAGAAGATAATGGAGTACACTCATTTATGGGTTTAGACTATAACTTATACAAATTCTAATGAAAGAAAGACTAATAAATATAAATCTAACAAACGAAGTACAACCTAAAAGCATAGAGATTAATGGTGCTGATTGGATTGGGTATGGTGATGGTGAGTACAAAAACAACTACCCACAATACATTATAGATTTATATAACAATAGTGCTACCAATAGTGCGATTATCAACGCTACTGCATCTATGATAGCTGGTGAGGATTTTATTGTAGAAGATAGCGACAATTTAGAGCAATATGTAGCATTAAAGAAGTTCTTAGCAGCAGTTAATGGTACAGAAAGCGCACACGAATTATTTGTAAAGTTATCATTTGATTTAAAACTACAAGGTGCATACGCTATCAATGTAATATGGTCTAAAGATAAGACTAAGATAGCTGAACTACACCACGTACCTGTTGAGCAAGTTAGAATAGGTGTACCTAATGAAGATGGTAAAGTACCTTGCTATTACCTAAGTACAGATTGGACACAATACAGAAAGAAAGAATACGCACCTAAACACATAGCACCATTTAATATGATGGATAGAAGTGAGGGTAGCCAATTATTATATAGTGGTTTATACTCTCCAGCTATGGAATTGTACCACACTCCTGATTATGTAGCTAGTACGAATTGGATACAGATAGATAATCTAACATCTGACTTTCACTTAAACAATATTACTAATGGTTTTAGTGGCTCGTACTTTATTTCGTTTGCGAATGGAGTGCCAACAAGAGAAGAACGAGTACAGATAGAAAGACAAATAACTAAGAAGTTTACAGGCTCTAATAATGCTGGTAAATTTGTACTTACGTTTAGTGATGATGCTAATAGTAAGCCTGAAATTATACCTATACAAGTATCTGATGCAGATAAGCAATATACAGTACTCAATGAGTTATGCGTACAAAACATAATGATAGGTCATAGGGTAACAAGTCCTATGCTATTAGGTGTTAAGACAGAAGGTCAGTTAGGTGGTCGTAATGAATTACTACAAGCATACGAGTTATATATGAATAGTGTAGTAAAACCATTCCAAAATCAGCTTTTAAAGACTTTTAAGAAACTTTTAGCAGTAAATGGTGTTACCATACCATTGAGCATAAAAGATGTTAAGCCGTTAAATTCTATGTTTGATGCTGATACGCTTAAAGAAGTACTTACACAAGATGAGATTAGAGAGGAATTAGGATATGCACCATTAGAGGTTGAAGAAGAAACAGTAGCCGAAGAACAAAACTTATCAGAATATACAGAGTTAGATAAGTGTATAATGGAGTTTGGCGAAGATGAGGACTTAGAAAATTGGCAACTGATAGATGAAGATGATGCAGAGGGCGAACACGAAGATTTTGACTTTGAGTATAACTTAGAGAAGTTAGAGTTAGCTACGACAGGTAGAGCAATACCTAATGCTAAGTCAGAGCAAGATGGACAAAGCCAACAAGAGCATAAGAGTAAATTTAGAGTACGCTATGTGTATTCAGAAGATAAAGCCTTAACACGTTCTAGTGGACAATCAAGAGAGTTTTGTACTAAGATGATGTCTGCTGGTAAAGTTTATCGTAAAGAGGATATAATTAGAATGGGTAGCAGAGGTGTAAATAAAGGTTGGGGATTGAATGGCGCAGATAACTACTCTATATGGAAGTTTAAAGGTGGAGGTAATTGCCACCATAGATGGTATCGTAGGATTTACTTACAAGCTGGTTTAAAGCCTAGTAGTGCAGATAAGATAGTAAGCACAACTAAAGCTAGAAGTTTAGGGTTTAGACCTGAAACAAATGAGCAAGAAGTACCTGTTGCACCAAAGAGAATGCCTAAAAATGGATTTGTAAATAAAAAAGGATATTAAAATGAATTACTTTAAGAATTTAAGTGAAGAACAAAGCAGACTAAATCTAAAGTCTGAAAAGGTAGAACTATCTGTTATTGATGATGTCAAGAAAATACAAAATGAAATAACAGAAGCAGACACTAAATTACTAGCTAAAAACATATTAAGAGAATTAAGAGTAGCAGAAACTAAAATAGAAAAAAGTGTAAAAGCTGGTAGTAAACTTAAATCTAAACTAAAAGAAGCAGAAAATATGGTTAAAGATTTAGGTGTAAAAACAAGTGGTTTAGCGTGGTATGAAGATGCACAAAGTTCTTTAAGATATTTAGAAGATTTAAAAGATTATTTAGCTACAATAAAATCTGTAATTGGTAAACTATAAAGATATGAACAATAAAGAATTAAACATAGCACTAGGTAAACTATTCAATGGTATAGAACTAGACACGCATAAATTAGAATTAGGTACACACGATGATATTATGTCAGATGTATCTGCTAATGGTAAATCAAGAAGTAAATTTAGACAAATACTACGCTCATCTATGTCTGAAATAGCTAAAGCTATGGGGCATTTAGAAAACATACAAAAGCGTAATGTTAGAATTGAAAAGGATAGCAAAAAGCTAGAACAAGATATAAAAGCATTAGGCATAAATGTAAAAGATATAAAAGACATTACATATAGTTACGCAGTAGATGGTTTGTATTTTGATAAACAAGCTGATAACGATATTAAAATGTGCCAACAAGCATATAACGCATTAAGAAAAACTAGCGAAAGCATTTAATAATATACTAATATGGCAGTATTATTTGTAAGTGAGGACACTATAAAGAAATCTACTACTATCAATGGTAATGTAGATGTAGAGTTATTGCTACCATACATTAAGGTAGCACAAGATATTCATATACATCAGTTGTTAGGTACTGACTTGTACGATAAGATACAAGCAGATATAACAGGTGGTTCTCTTACAGGTAACTACAAAACATTTACTGATGACTACATTCAGCCTGTACTAATTCACTACGCTTTGTATGAGTGTTTACCTTTTTTATCATACAAGATAATGAACAAGGATATAGTACGTAAGATTTCAGAAACATCTACACCAGCATCACTTGAGGATATTAAGTATATGCGAGAGATAGTAAAGAATACTGCTGAATACTACGCAACAAGGTTAGTAGATTATCTATGTAACAATAACGATTTATTCCCTGAATACAACACTAATAGTAATGGTGATTTAGCACCTACAAAAGATACATACTTTAGTGGTATAGTATTGGATAGATACGAGCAAAGTAATAGAATAACACTTAGAAGTTTCTTAGATGCGAGTTTCGACATATAAAATAAAGCAAGAAAATATAACAAAGCTAAAAAGCTATTTAACAAAGAAAGAAAATGAAAAGTCTGATAAGTCAAAACGCAGATGTACTAGGATTAAATAGCGTTACGCTAATGATTAGCTTTACAGAGGTTGAGCAAGTACTGCAAATCATTCTGTTATGTGTATCAATTATCTATACAATAGACAAGTATATATCATATCGTAAAAGAAAATAATGGCAAAACTAATAGGTGGAACTTATCGCAAGAAAGCGAAGAAGAAAAGACCAAATAGACACTCTAAGAACGCATCTAAAGGACAGAGTGGTTACAAACTTAAATACAGAGGACAAGGTAAATGTTAAGACATTTTGATTTTGAAGAATTTGACTGCCCTACATTAGAAGGTAGTGGATTACCTACTAGCGATGGTGGTAAGATGTGTTTAGACTTCTTACATAAGTTAGATGAAGCAAGAGAGATAGCTGGTGTTCCTTTTAAAATAACAAGTGGATATAGAAGTCCACAACACAATTTAGATGTAGGTGGTCGAGTAGGTTCTAGTCATATCAAAGGTCTAGCAGTTGATATAGCTTGTACTAATAGCGACCATAGACAAAAGATACTTACTGCACTAATTAAGGTTGGATTTCGTAGAATTGGTGTAGGTAAGTCATTCATACACAGCGATTTAGATAATGATAAACCTAATGCAATATGGCTTTATTAACAAATTTATTTTCAAAACTTTTAGGAGATAGTTCAAAGATAATAGATGAGGTTGTAACTTCGCAAGAAGAAAAACTAACACTCAAGAACGAACTAGAAAAGATATTAAATGAAAACAGAGTAGTTATAGAACAAGAAGTAACTAAGCGTTGGCAATCTGATATGAATAGCGATAATTGGCTATCTAAGAGTATCAGACCATTAGTCTTAGCTTGGCTTGTAGTTTCTACTACTTTGCTTATATTTATAGATGCTGGAGTAATTGAGTTTGTCGTAGAGGACAAATGGGTAGACTTATTACAGATAGTTTTAATTACTGTTATAGGTGCATACTTCGGCTCTAGGGGATTAGAGAAAATTAAAAAATAATACTATGCCTAACAATCGTTACCGATTAAAGCCTGATGAAGAACTACTACTACAAAACTATCGCAAACACAAAACTAATAACATATTAGTAATTGGCGATATACACGAGCCTTTCTGTTTAGATGGCTATTTAGAATTTTGCCTAGAACAATACCACACACATAACTGCAACGAGGTTGTATTTATTGGTGATGTTATAGATAATCACTATTCAAGCTATCACGAAACATCTGCTGATGGTATGGGAGGTGCTGATGAATTAGACTTAGCTATAAGCAAAATAGCAAAATGGTATGAAGCATTCCCTATTGCAACAGTATTAATAGGCAATCACGACCGTATGATAATGCGTAAGGCACAAACAAGTGCTATCCCTAGTAAATGGATTAAAAGCTACAAAGATGTCTTAGAAGTGCCTAAATGGAACTTTGTAGAACGCTATGTAAAAGATGATGTGCAATACATTCACGGAGAAGCTGGTACTGCAAGAACCAAATGCAGAGCCGATATGATGAATACAGTACAAGGACACCTACACACACAATGCTACACTGAACACTATGTAGGTCAGAAGTATCGTATCTTTGGTAGTCAAGTAGGTTGTGGTATCGACCACGAAAGTTATGCTATGGCATACGCTAAAGCTGGAAAGAAACCAGCAATAGGGTGTATGGTAGTCAAAGAAAATGGCACACTTCCTATAAATATCTTAATGCCCTTATAATCAGTTACTTACACTTAGAGCGTAACAACGAAGTAACACTAACAAGAATATACTCTATATATATTATTATAAATTAATATATAATACTATCTAGTAGTTATATATATTAACATTATAATTGTTAATAACTTATAAACTTATTTTTGTGAATTGTAAAAATAGTTGTATGTTTGCCTTGTGTTTGCAATTAAGCAACACATTAAAACTAAAACAATGAATAAATACAAAGAAATTTATGACAACACTTGTAAAGTACAAGTTGAGAAAGTCAAACTAGGTGATGTAAACTATTACATACAAAGCAAAATAAAGTCAATAGAAGAACTATTAAAAAATGCAGAAGATAAGCAAGTTTATTGGAAAGGTCAAGACAATGAACGATTAGAGAATTATGCACAAGGTAAGATAGATGCTTATATAATGACAAAAGAAATGTTAAAAAGTTTAACTCAATTAATTAACAATGAAAAGAGATACTAAGATAACAATAGCTTTAGGGTTAAGTTTAGCCACCCTTTTAATAGTGCTAGACATAATAGGTGTAATAACCTTAACATATTAATAAAATGATTAAAAAAGGAATTGTAAAAAACGTACAAGCAAATGGTACTTGGGAAGGTCAGTATGGCTTAATGTATAAATTTGAAGTTACCATTGGTGATGATACAGGTCAATGCTTATGTAAAACTGATAAATGCAAGTTTGAAGTAGGGCAAGAAACTGAATACGAATTTATAGGTGGTAAGTATCCTAAGATTAAATCTGTATCTAACTTTCAGCAAGGAAGTTCTGCACCAGCAGAAAATAAAAATAAAGTACAACAGTACATAGTTAAGCAGTCTAGTTTAAAGTGTGCTACTGATTACGTTATAGCTAATGGTGGTTCTACATCTTCTATTATAGAGATAGCTGAAATGTTTACTGATTGGGTTATATTAGATATTAAACCATCTAAAGCAGATAACTCTAACGATATGCCATTTTAATTATGAACTACGATACTTATAAACTAGCAACCGATAGAGATAACTGTACTGATATGGTAACTTCTTGTTGTGGTGCTGATAACGAGGTACGATTAATAGATGATGAAGAAGTATCTATATGTATGGAGTGTGAAGAAGCATATCCTGATATGATAGAAGATTATGAGTACGAACAAAATCAAAAGGACTTTTATACAGACTTATGAAAAAGACAACAAGTAAACTACTAGCTAAAGCACAATCCCTAGTAACTTCGGTTACAGGGGTTGATGTACCTAAGACCACTAGGCAAGAGGTAATGAAAGATGTAAGGGCAATTTATCGTACGATAAAAGAAATAGAGCCTAACATTTATAAGATATTAAACGATGATGATAACCATAAAACTACAAGATAGTGAATTTAACTAAAGAGATAGAACTACTGATGCACATAACTTCTAAGTACATATCAGTAGAAGAAGATGAAATTAACGTAAAGCGTAAGACAGGAGAGCAAGTAATGGCTCGTATGGTAATATGTAATATTCTAATGGAGTGTGGTATGAAACCAGCACAACTAGCTAAACACTTCTGTAAGCATAGAACAAACTATTACCACTACTTAAAACTGCATAAAGATTACATACGCAATCCTAAAATGCACCCTTACTACATTGATGTATTCAATAAAGTGTTTGATGAGTATATGACACAAACACAAAGACTTAAAACTATCAATGAGTTACAAGCCTTAGATGAGGTTGATACTGCTATTGCAGACTTAATACAAATACGTAAATATTTGTTAAATGAATAAAAAAAACAATAGATATGACTGATGATATATTATTAGATGAATTAAACAAACTAGCCGAGTGTATTCTTTGCCCTATGGACTTAATGGATAGCATAGATGAATATGTTAATGATAAGGTGATAGATGAGTTAGAAGATTGGGCAAAGTATTTTGAAAAAGAATATAATGACAAAAACTTAGTCAATAGAATTAAAGAATTAAAACGAGAAACTATATATAACTATTAAATTATTATGGCAAAATTAACACAAAAACAAAAAATTTTAAGACATTTGCAAGAGATAGGCGCAATAACACCTGTTCAAGCGTTCTTCGATTATAGCATTATGAGATTAGCTACACGCATCTTTGAATTAAAAGAAGATGGCTATGACATAGAAACTATAATGTTGAAGAGTGAGAATAAGTTTGGAGAGCCTGTAAGGTACGCACAGTATAAATTAATTAAGTAATGCAAGGCTACATCAAGCTACATCGTAAGATATTAGACAACGGAGTATTTGCAGATGCAGAACTACTAAAGGTTTTTGTGTGGTGCATACTAAAAGCCAACACAACACCTAATGTAGTCTATGGTAGAAAGGTAGATGTAGGTGAGTTTATTACAGGTAGGATAACTGCAAGTGAAGAACTGCACCTAAAACCCTCTACTATTTACAAGCGTTTACAGAGGTTAAAAGCACAAGGATATATAGACATATCAAGTACTACTAAAAACTCTCTTATAACTGTTGTAAACTATAAGTCTTACCAGCTTGATGATAAGCCTAAAAAGAAACGTAACTTAGATACTGTAACTAATAAGTTTTTAATGGAAGTTTCTGCATTTAAAGAACTGTATAGTGTTGAGATGTTAGAAGCCTTTATAGACTATTGGACAGAGCCTAACAAGTCTAAGACTAAGTTAAGGTATGAACTACAAAAGACTTTTGATATTGCACGTAGGCTAAAGACTTGGAGTAAGAACGAGAGTAAGTTTGGAACTAAAAAGAATAATGTAATGGACACTTGGCAAAGTGTTAGAAACGAGATGTTAAATGACTAAGAAGAAATTAGTAACTTGCTCACCATTCAAATTATTGATGGGTTATGATTACGACCAAAAAGCAGATAGACAAATTATGAACGATAGAATAAGAAGCAAAAACTATTATAAAAGAAAGAAGAATGAGAATATTTAATAGAGTACAAGCTGGTGATACTACTAGCCTAAAGTTAGAGTGTATAGATTTGATAGGTATGTCTTACACATCGTTAGGGCAAAAGCCTGATAAAAAACAGATGAAAGGTATGGCACAACTACTATACAATGACTTAGTTAATTACCACTCAAATCTTACAATGCAAGAGATAGCATTTGCATTTGACAAAGGATTAAGAAATGCTGAACAAGGTACAAGTGCTTTTATTAATGTACGTACTTGGTCGGTATGGATTAAAGACTATAAAGATAAAGCCATAGAGAAACGTAGGCAAGGTAGAGAAACAGAGTACCAGCTACATCAACAAGGACAAAAGGCACTAGCTAATACTATTAACAAAGCAAGACAAATCAAATGAGAGTAATATATTTAATAGCATTAATACTAGGAATAGCTTATACAGGTCTTACGCTATACTTTGAATGGCGATTAGAAAAAAAAGAGAAAGAATGGCAAAGAAAGCTAAAACACACGCAAAACTTAAAAAAGAACTAGACAAAGTATTTAGCCAATACATTAGATGGGCTTACGCTGATGATAGTGGAATGGTTGAGTGTTATACTTGTGGTGTGGTTAAGCACGTAAAAGAAATGCATAACGGACACTTCCAAAGTCGTAAGCATACCAGCACGAGATGGTTGCACGATGAAACAATAGCAAATTGTAAGCCACAATGTGTAAAGTGTAATATTTATTCCGAAGGCGAAAAATGGTTATTTGGTAAAAAGTTAGAAGCAGAATATGGAGTAGAAGCAGTAGAACAATTAGTAGCACTTAGCCACAAATCTGTTAAATACTCAAAGTCAGACTTAGAATATCTGATAGAAACTTACAAAGAAAAATTAAAAGACCTATGTGAATAACTATTTATCAACACCTAGAAACTTATACACACTTTTTCGTATAATGCTATGTGATTGATAATGAGTTATTTACACAATTAAAAGATACTGCTGCTAACTTCATACCAGCTAAAGATTTAGATGATGTTACGCAAGAGGTATTTATGTATCTATACGAAGATACAGAAAGGCTTGAACAACTTATAAAAGATAAGCAAATCAAATGGTACTTTATAAGGCTATGCAAAAATAGCTACTACTCAAAGACTTCTAAGTACTACTACAAATACAATAGACCTTACGCAGATGTTAGCTTTAATGACAACATAATGAAGCTAGGGTTAAAACTAAAATCAGAAGATTTATATTTTATACAAGATAGTGATATGATAAATGATATACTATCTGAATTGTATTGGTATGATAGAGAACTGTTTAGATTGTATGTGCTTGGTGATAATGATGGCAAAAGATATACCTATTCTAGCCTTAGTAAAAAGACCAAAATAAGTAGAATGAATATATACATAACTATCAAAAAGGTTAAGGAATATATAAAAGAAAGACTAAAAGAAAAGCGTAATGATTTATGATGATTTACAACGATTAGTAGGCTATGGCTTGACCATCATAGAATGTTATGATGAACTAGGGCAATTAGAATACATTATTAACTTAGATGAGATGACCTTTGATGATGTAGATATAGTACTAAGTGATGAACACGCACCAATAGGAATTATTAAATTATATAGATATGGACAACAGAAAGAAAATGGACACTCCAAACTTGATGGTAAAGACCTATAACTATCTCAAGGCAGTAAGCAAGAGAGTACTAGGGGGTTTTGAGAATGTAGATGCTACTACATATTATGATAGAGCATATATCTGTTCTCGATGTCCACATCTAACACCTGATGTAGAATGTAGTTTATGTGGTTGCCCAATAGAAACAAAAGCAGCTTGGAAAACAGAAAAATGCCCAAAAGGAAAATGGAAAAACCTATAACAGAAGAACAAAAAGAGCGCATACTAAAAGTATGGGAACTATGCAAGACAGGAGTAGCGCAGAACAGAGAGGCTAAAGCAGAACTGATTACGCTATACAATGAGATACATAGAACACGATATAAAACAACATCTAATTGCAGTAGTTGTATAGCTACTTGCTTTAATGGTATAAAAAAGATAGTAGATGAAATATCAATGTGAGTGTAGAGTATTCGAGGTACACAAGACTACAATGAAGATAGTTAATGGCGAAGTAATAAAGCCTGAAACTTACTGTAAGGAGTGTAAGACCTATGGCAAGTATATAAAAGAACACAAAGGGTATGGTGGTATAATAAAGAAACCCAACGGAACGATAGCAAAGAGAACTGATTTACATATGTAACTATGAACACACCAAATTATTACAAAGGAACTTATTACAAAATGGAAGCACACGAAGTCATAGAAGATTTCTGTGGCGATAACTACAACTTAGGTGTAGCACTAGCCTACCTAATGAGATGTGGTAAGAAACCTAACAACGATATATCTAAAGACATACAAAAGGCAATAGACCACCTCAACTTTGAACTTAAAAGGCAAAAGCACCTAAACGAAGAACAAAGTGAGTTAGATAGGATAAACGAAAAACTATTTACATACAATGGAACGAGTACCTATTAATAGCATACGCAATAATCCTATTAACCCTAGACTTGTCAATACTGCTAAGTTTGAAAAGCTAAAGCAGTCTATACAAGACTTTCCTGAAATGCTGGAGTTAAGACCAATAGTAGTAGATGACAAAGGGTATATACTAGGGGGTAATATGCGATACAAAGCATTAGTAGATTTAGGACATACAGAAGTAAATATAATAAGAGCCGATAAACTAACAGAGAAACAAAAGCAAGAGTTTATAATAAAAGATAACTTAGGCTTTGGCGATTGGGATTGGGATATACTAGCTAATGAATGGGATAGTGTAGAACTTGAAGATTGGGGTTTAGATGTATGGCAAAATGAAGATGATATTATTAATAGCTTTGATGAAGAAAATGAAGAACAACCAAAGGACAAAATAGTATGCGCCTTATGTGGTAAATAATTACAAAATATGACACCTATGCAAGATAGAACAGAGAAAGGTAAGATAGCGATGCTAGAAGCATTAGAGAAAACATTGGGAGTAGTTACATCAGCTTGTAAGTTGGTTAATATTACAAGAGAAACACATTATAGATGGCTCAAAGAAGATGAAGCATATAAGTTAGCAGTTAAGAGTATTGATGATGTAGCGATAGACTTTGCAGAGAGCCAACTACACAAACAGATAGGCAAAGGTAAAACACAAGCTACTATATTCTACCTAAAGACCAAAGGTAAGAAAAGAGGTTATGTAGAGAAACAAGAGTTAGATGTATCAGGAGAGTTTAAGCCTATTACAATAACTCTAATGCGAGATGATGAAAGCGAAACTAACGAGTAAACAATGGTTAGCAATAGAGTACCTAACAGATAGCACTACAACAGAGGTTTTATATGGTGGTGCTGCTGGAGGTGGTAAGAGTTACTTAGGTTGTGCTTGGATTATAACACTATGCACTTCTTACGATGGTATAAGATGTCTAATAGGTCGTAGTAAGCTAGACAATCTTAAAAAGACCACACTAAATACATTCTTTGATGTATGTAGCCAATGGGGTATAGAGGCTAACGTACACTACAAGTACAATGCATCAAGTAATATCATTACGTTCTATAATGGTTCAGAGGTTATATTAAAAGACTTATTCCAATACCCATCAGATAGGAACTTTGATAGTCTAGGTTCATTAGAGCTTACTGCTGCATTTATAGATGAGTGTAACCAAATAACAGAGAAAGCCAAACAGATAGTAAGCAGTAGGATAAGATATAAGTTAGATGAGAATAACCTAACACCTAAGACACTACTAACTTGCAACCCTAGTAAAGAATGGGTATATACTAACTTCTACAAACCACACAAAGAGAATAGGCTACCTGAATATCGTAAGTTTATACAGTCGCTAGTAACCGATAATAGACATATCTCTAAGCATTATAAAGACCAGCTTGAGAAACTAGACTACATAAGTAAGCAAAGACTACTATATGGTAATTGGGAGTACGATGATAGCGAAGATAAGCTAATAAACTACAACGCTATACTAGGTGCATTTGAATTAGATGACACTCCTAGTGGTACAGGGTACATAACTGCCGATATAGCTAGGTTTGGTAAAGATAAGACAGTAATAATATATTGGAATGGCTTACGAGCCGAATACTTTAAGGTGCTAGACACTAATAGTATCACACAAGCAGCAGATGAAATACGTACAATACAGAGAAACTACAACGTATCACTAGGTAATATTATAGTTGATGATGATGGTGTAGGTGGTGGTGTTAAGGATATATTGAGATGTAAAGGCTTTGTAAACAATTCTAAGGCACTTAAAAAAGAAAACTATATCAACCTTAAGACACAATGCTATTATGCGCTTAGCGAGGCTCTAAATAAGTCTAAGGTGTATATTAACTGTACTAATATAACGCACAAGAACTTTATAGTACAAGAATTAGAGCAAGTTAGGCGTAAGAACTTTGATAAGGACACTAAGCTACAACTGATAAGTAAAGATGAGGTTAAAAGTGCTATTGGTAGGTCACCTGACTTTAGTGATGCTTTAGCTATGAGAATGTACTACGAACTAAAACCACAGGGTGTGTACTATGTGCAATAAAAAAATGGGGGCAACATTTCGCTCATCGATTGGTCACCCCCTTTACAAACTAAAACAATTTTTAATCAAAAACTTTGCAAGTATACTCAAATTTTAATTTTTATATTTTATATTATGGATTTAGTTATTAACAACACAAATTACTCTATACCTACAAGCTGGTCGCAAGTATCTTTAGGTAAGTATATGGACTTTATGCTAGATGTAGAGGGTGTTGAAGATGAGTTAGAGAAAACGATAGCTACTATTAGTGCTTTTACTAATGCACCTAAGAAACTACTACAAGGTTGTAAGAAGTCAGATATAGATGCAGTAATGGAAGAACTAGGTAAGCTAATGGAAGAAGAAGCCAACAAAGACCTCAACCTAGTAATTACTATTGATGGTATAGATTATGGCTTTCACCCTAACTTACACGAACTAAAGCTAAAAGAGTTTGTAGATTTAGATAATAAACTTGGTGAGGGTTGGAGTGCTATGGATAGTGTAATGGCTATCTTATACAGACCTATCATAGAAGAAAAGGGTGATAAGTACAAGGTAGAAGAATATGACTTTAGAAGTGCTAAGAAACGAGCAAAGATATTTAGAGATAACCTAAGTGTTAATACTGTAAATGGTGCTGCTAGTTTTTTTTTGACTATCGCAACGGATTACATAGCCACTACGCAAGTTTATTCAAAGAACCTGTCGAGGAGAGAGAGGCGCAAACTTTTAAGACAGAAGAAGAACAATTTAACGAAAAATATGGCTGGTACAGTCTAGTATATAATTTAGCTAATGGCGATATATTAAAATTTGATGAGGTGTTAGAGTTGTCGGTAAACCAATGCTTTAACTTCTTAGCGTACCAAAAAGATTTAACACACATACAGAGTAAGAGATGATACTAACAAACGGATTAGAAATAAAAAACGTAACACTTCAAATGCTTTATAGGATATTTGAGGAAATAGGTAGTAGTCATACACAAATACAAACCACTACTATCGGTGATATATTTGAGATTGACCTAACAGAAACTACCTACCCACTACTTCACGTATCTACTGCTACTGCTAACTTTGCACAACACACACTAACATATAACTTCCAGCTTATAGTTATGGACTTAGTAAGCAAAGATGAGAGCAACGAGAGAGATGTATTGAGTGATACGCTAGAAACTATTGGCGATGTAATTAGTTTGCTTAAAAATCAAACTGCATCGTTTGAACGCATACCTGACTTCCAAACAGAAGTAGCTATAAGTCCTAGTGTTAGTTGTGAGCCTTTTACAGAGAGGTTTGATAATGAGGTAAGTGGCTGGACTGCTAGTATTAGTATAGAGGTTGGATTTAATGCAAGTAGGTGTGATGGTGATGTGGCTTATGAATAAATACGCTAACTATCTAAGAATGAGTGGGTTACACGATTTGCGTAACAACAAAAGGACACAAACAAGAATATATATACCCTATATATATAGATATATAATATAAATATAATAATAGTAATATAATATAATAATATAATAAGAACTAAATTTTAAAAAATGGCAACAACTGTTTCAACTGCAACACTTAGTGTGCAAATAAAAGAAGAAATTACATTAAATGGTACTGCGTATGACCAAACGATTACTAAGTCTATAACAGGCATTGGTAATGTATCTAAAAGAATATTGACTATACCAGCTAGTACTACTGCTACTTTAGCAGAGTTTTTAAGTACTTCAACAGGTGAAGAATTTGACACTGAAGATACTAAGTATATACGAGTAACAAACTTAGATGACACAAACGAAGTAATACTAACTTTATCAGTTAGTGCTGCTGCTGGTGCAATAGAATTAAAGCCAACAAGTAGTACAACATTATTTAGTATTAATGCTAATGGTGCTGGTAGTAAAGCTGCATTGACTGCAATAGATGCAATAGAAACTTTGTTTATACACAATGCACACGCATCTGCTAGTATTGATGTAGAAGTATTTATAGCAACTGCATAATGAGTAACGTAGATAAAGTATTAGACACCTTTGGTAGAAAGGTAGTACAGACTGCTAGAGGTATATTAAACGCTAAAGGCAAAAATGCTAGTGGCGATTTAGTTAGTAGTCTAGGGTACTTTATCAAGGTTTACCCTAGTGGTGCAGTAGATATGTCTTTTGTAGCAGAGGGTTACGCTAAGTTTGTAGATAAAGGGGTTAAGGGTAGTAAATCAAGTGCTAAAGCACCTAACTCGCCTTACGCATTTAAACCATCAAGTAAAATAGCTAACATAGGTGCTATTGATAAATGGGTAGTAAGAAAAGGTTTAAAAGGCGCAAGAGATGAAAAAGGTAGATTTATACCACGTAAGAGTATGGTTTTCTTAATAGCAACAAATATTAAGTTATATGGTATGAAGCCTAGCAATTTCTTTACTGATGCTTTCAATGTAGCATATAGAGATTTACCTAAAGACTTTATCAAGGCATACGCACAAGACACACAACAATTTTTAAAATTCGTAAGTAAAGAGATAGAATAAT